GTCTGACATTACGCATGGTTAAACTCGCCCTTTCATTTCCCGTGACCACACGGGGATGTTGTGGAAATCTCGGATCAGGAAAGGATCCTGAAATGCCGGAAACGGAGAGATCGTCAAAGGCATCACGCCGCCTCCCCGTCCTGCTTTACCCAGCTTGCGGCCGGAACCGCGCCGGCGGTCAGCCGCTCGATGCGCACCGCCAGTTCGAGCGAGGGGATTTTCTTGCCGCTCAACAGGCCGGACATATATCCTTTGCTCACACAAAGGCGCGCTGCCCATGCGGACTGCGTATCACCGGAGTTTTTGATATGATCTTTGAACATAACACATGTTCTCTCACTGTGAACTTACTACGTCAAGTAGAAATGTTCACCAAGTGGCAACTTTTCACATGCAGATGATCGCACCGGAATGTTTTTTCGGCGATAAAGTCGTCATGAAACTACGTCTCAAAGAATTGCTAAAGTCTCGAAATATCTCACAAACCAGCCTTGCGGACGGCGTTGGCGTAAACAAAAGCTTTATCAGCGATATCGCGAATAATAAAAAATTGCCATCGACAACCACTCTCGCAGCGATAGCCAAATTTCTGGATGTCGAAATATCGGCTCTACAGGAATCGGAGCGCAAGATCGCCGTTGCTGGCAAAGTCGGAGCGGGCGCGGCGGTAGATCTTGTTGATGCCTATGCAAAGGGCGACGGGCTGTATCACGTCGCCTGCCCCGAGGATCTGCCAACTTCCGGCGTTGTCGCGGTCGAGGTGGTCGGCGATTCGATGGCCCCGATCATCCAGTCCGGCGACGTGTTGTTCTTTACCCGCCACTTTTTCGGGGTGGATCCCGCCGCCGTCAATCACGTCAGCATTTGCGAAACCGAGGATGGCCGCGCCCTGGTGAAACACATCCGCCCGGGGCGCGAACCGAAAACTTTTGACTTGCACAGTGCCAATAATTCGAACCAGACTGAATACGCCACCCACCTGAAGTGGGCGGCCCCGTTACGGCGTCATATCGCCAAACAGGATATTCAAGTTTTATAGGTCTGAAAAACGAAAGGTATTGAATTGGCTTTTCTCATAATATGGGTCGCATTTGCGATCATTACCGCCCTCGCCGCCAACGCCCGCGGGCGCAGCGGGCTGGGCTGGTTTATCCTTGGCGCGATCTTCGGGCTCTTCGCCCTGATCGCCGTGCTGGTCATGAAAGACATCAGCGCCCCCAAGACCTGACGGGTCCAACCAGCTATCCAAATCCCCAAATTACAAAGGTCTTGCCCAATGAACCTTGTTGCGGAAATTTTCAAAACCCTGCTTTCGGTATTACTGTTTTTAGGCTTTGTCGCGGCTTTCGTCGCCGGTGTCATAATTTACAATAATACCGGCGACGGCATCGCGGCCATCGGGATGGTTATCGTTGGCAGCACGTTGAACATCTTCCTGTTCGGCTTTATTGCCATACTTGTCCAGAACAACCAGTTGCTCGGCCAGATCGCCCGCAGCCTGGCGGCAGAGGATACAAACGCGCCGCGAAACCACAACCGCGATAACCCGCCGGCAGTGTCGAGCGAGGCACAAAGCTTCATTGACCAGTTTCCAGTCCGCAAACCCTGATTCCTGAAATCACTGCTGTCCGCGAATTACCGGACAGCAATCTATAGATGCCTGATCACGGGTCGCAGCATATGCCTGCGGTCCGTTATTTTTATGGGTAAGTTAATTTGATCTTAAATTATATAGCTATCTGCTAATTTTGTGTTGACTAATAATATTGCTATTTGCTAACTTCCCTCCAACGACTCAACCGATGGAGGCACAACATGGCACAGCATCACACCCGCACCTGGACCGATCCGGCCGGATATCCCGCCATTATCGCGATCGAGCTGCTGCGCCTGCTGGCTATCCTCGCCGCCATCATGACCACCCTTACCCTGATTTTCGGCCTCGCGCCGTAACCCGTGCCTCCCTGGCCGCGCCGCTTAACCCGTAATTCTTACACAGCGGCGCACCACACTCCCCCTCCGGTTTTTGCGAACAGGCCGGAGGGGCTTTTTAAAAAGGAACCTCCAAATGAATATCGCCGATCCATCAGAAATCGAAATGCGGGTCGCCGACGCCGAGGCTTTCGATCGCATGAACGACTGCCAGCTGGAACGCGAAATCCGCTTTCAGATCACCAAAGGCATGGCCACGATGACCCTCGACAGCAACCACCTCTATGTGTTCCAGATGTCCGGCCGCCGCGCAACCTCGGCCATAAGCGAGCTACACGCCGTCCGCAACTGGATCAAGGCCGTCCTCGAACGGGACGCCGGGTGATGACCTTGCCAACCGATCCAGAAACCCTCGCCATGGTGCGGCGGGTTGTCACCCATCCGCAAAGCCATCTCGATCACCCGCAGATTTTTACAACCTGCTGGGAAATCCTGAAACTGGCGCAGGGCTATCCGATGCGCATGTGCCAGCAACGCCGCATCGCCTTTGCCGGATCCGAACTGCCGCAAATCCTTGCCAACCGCCAACGCCGGAGCGCCCCATGACCCTTGTCAAAATCACCCCGATCGCCAGCCTTCTGGCCCAGAAGGTAAAATACGTCGATGAATCGGCAAGCCTAATCTTGCCTAAACTGGCATGGATACCCACCGACCAGCTGCTGCTCGACCAAAGCTACCAGCGTGATATCTCGCGCATCGGCGAGACTACGATCAAACGCATCATTTCCGATTTCGACTGGCTGCAATTCGGCGCACTGGTCGTTGCCAGAATGCCGGGTGGATATGCCGTGATTGATGGCCAGCACCGCGCCGTCGCCGCCCTGCACCTGATGTTACCGCAGGTGCCCGCCCTTATTGGCAATGCAATCCTGACTGGACAGGCGGATGCCTTTGTCGGCATCAACAAAAATCGCACCCGCGTCGGCCCGATCGACGAATATCGCGCCAAACTGGTGTCCGGTGACCGGAACGCCCTCGAACTCCAGTCTGTCCTTGATCGACTGGAGATCAAGATCGAGGGGCCAACCGGCAATGCTTTGCGCCCACGCCATACCCGCGCGATCAATAAGCTGCAAACGCTTGCCGCAAAAATTGGCCACGACCAGCTAGCCGCGATTCTGGAATTGATGATCACCGCCCAACCCGACACCACAAACCTGCTGACCGCCACCAACATCGAGGCAACCGCGCTGGTCTTTCGGCGCATCGAGACGGAGGGTCACACTACGGACCGGTTGCAAGAAACCCTTGCCGACATCCTTTTCGACGAGGTCGAGGATAACGCCCGCAATCTGGTCAAAATGCTCGGCGGTCAGAAAATGCGCCATGCCGCCGGCCAGATCGCCAAAGCCTACAACAAAAACCATTCTAAACGCATTTCGGAGGCATTCTGATGTCGCCCTACCACAACCCGCGCCTCGCCGCTTTTCTCGAAAGCCTGCACCACAAAACCATGACAGATCGCGCCGATGCCATTGCCGGGGCAATCATGGAAACCGGCGGTATCTGGTCCGCGCCGCCCGATAGCACTGTCCGATATGGTGACGAGGATTTGCCCGTCATCGTGGAAATCAGCCTGTTCGGCGTAAACGGAGTCGGCGTCAGCACCGGTGATGCGGTCCAGTGCTGGATGAAAACCGCTGAGCGCGTCCTTGATGATGGCCAGTTTGAACAGGCGATACCATGAACCACGAACTTCACCCGGACTGGCTGATGCTCGAGGTGTTGGAGCGCACCGATTCCGGCGAATCCATGTCCAGCGTCGCCCGCCGCCTGACCCAGAAAACCGGCACAGAAATCAGCCGCAACACCGTGATCGGCATCAGCAACCGGATCCGCAACGCCGACGCCGAAACACCGGATCATACAAACACCGACGGCCGCATGGGCCCGAAATGGAAACGCGCCGGCCTGCTGGCGCAGGAAAAAGGAAACGGGAAATGACGATCACGAAACGAATGTCGGCGGAATTACCGCAAGGCGATACCCTCAATGACTATATGTTGACACTGGCCGATGTCCTCCTGAAAACCATGAGGCGCGCTCATATGGGGGAACACAAAGAAATCTTTGCGGCGATGTTGCTGCCGGAATTTGTGGGCAACATGATCGGCATGATGTTCAAATTGATCAGCACCTCCCCGACACCAAAAACCAATCAAGACGTGTTTGAAATCATCCGCCACCACCTCGACGACATAGCCGGCACCCGTGAAATTCCAGCCGCAAAAGTGCCCGACTGGAAGGCCGGCGTCGTCTTCGCTGCAGGGTTCCTCGCCACCGACCACGGCGAAGATACTTACGCCCGTGATCTGCTGGAGGCCGCCGGGTTTACCTCGATGCAGGATCTGAAAAAATCCGGCGCCACAAAATACGACATAGCGCGATGCAAACCAGCATTCATGCAGGAAAAAGGGAAACAGCTATGAAAAACAAAATGGGGGATCTTAACAACCACCTCTTCGCCCAACTCGAACGGCTGGCTGACGAAGAACTAACACCGGAGCGGATCGATCAAGAGGTCAAGCGGGCCAATGCCATCGTCTCGCTGGCCGATCAGGTCATAAGCAATGCCGATCTACGGCTGAAAGGCGCAAAGCTGTTTGCGGAACATGGGCCTGTTGTCTTGCCGTATTTACCCCTGATCGGGGGAACATCGGAATGAAGGGCCAAGCTATTACCTATAGCGCCGAAGAACTGGCGTGGGTCGAGGCGCATAAAACACTGGTGCGCCGCATCGCCCACGCGAAATTCGGGGCGAAATTCAATCGCGCCGATGTGTCTTTGGGTGCGTACAATTCCCTGTGCAAACGCAACGGCTGGATGACAGGCAGGACAGGCCATTATGCCCCAGGCGAGATCCCCCAAAACAAGGGCAAAAAAATGCCCTATAACGCGGGCTCCGCAAAAACGCAGTTCAAGAAGGGCGGACCTCCGCACAATATCCGATATCTCGGTCATGAGCGCCTCTCGAAAGATGGCTATGTCGAAATCAGCGTGGCCGAAACCAATCCACATACCGGTTACTGGCGGCGTTACGTTTCCAAGCACCGGCTCTTGTGGGAACAGGCCAACGGTCCGCTGCCCGACGGCTTTTGCCTCAAGTCACTCGATGGCGACAAAACAAATACCGACCCCGCAAACTGGAAAGCCGTCCCTCGCGCCATGCTGCCGCGCCTGAACGGCAGGTTCGGCCGCAATTACGACGCCGCCCCTGCCGAGATCAAGCCAACTATCATGGCAATCACCACGCTGGAACACAGCGCCAGAACGATCAAGAAAGGCACAAGGAAATGACGATCGAAAAGAAGCAGGTTGCTAAAACTTCCGGCCCGAAACCATGCGTGAGCTTGGCGCGCGATCTGCAGAATTTCTACACCACACAACACCAGACATTGGAGGGATAAATGGCCCGCTTTTTAGTCTCAGGACAGGCAATCGGAAGCTTCTCGCAAATGATCGAAGCTGACACCGAAGAAGACGCCCGCGCGCGGGTTCTCGCAGAATTCGACGATCCGGGTAGCGATATTGATATCGATGAAATCGACACTGTCCACGTCCATTCCGTTGCCAAAATCGAAATGCCAAAGAAATAGAAGGGAACGGAAATGCCGGACAAAAACAATTCCGAACACAGAATGCCGGATGTTATATGGGCGGATACCGATGGCTGGACCGATGATGGTGGCACCATCGGATCGACGGAATACATCCGCGCCGACGTCATAATCAAACCACTGGTGTGGAATCGGCTATTTGCGTCGGCCTTGATGTCAGGACGATACTACATCAAATTACCTAACTTTGAGCCTGACTTTACATTGTTTGTGTCGGGCGATTTCGTTGTCAAAAAACACACCCTGGATGAGGCGATCGAAGCTGCGAACGACCTCAACCGGATATACGTACAGTCGTTGTTGGAAGGAACTGCCCAATGACCCAGGCTTTCCCCCTACAATGGCCAGACCACATCAAAAGAACCCCGATCTACCGACGGGAATGTGGCAGATTTCAGGTCATGCCTGCACAGGCACGCGATGAACTTCTGGACGAAATCAGTCGCAGCAAAGGTAGTAACCCGGTCATTTCTTCGAACATTCCACTTCGGCAAAACGGGTTGCCCTATTCCGGTCGCCGTGAACCCGAGGATTCCGGTGTCGCTGTCTATTTCACGCGCAAACAACAACAGATTTGCATCGCCTGCGACACCTTTGACAAGGCGTGGAAAAACATGCGCGCGATCGGGCTGTCGATCAGGGATATGCGCGGCCCTGAAAGTCGCGGCTGTGCCAGTATTACGGATCAGGCGTTTGGCGGCTTCACCGCCCTGCCGCCGCCGGACGCCATGACGCCACCACCACCGGACAGGGTTTCATGGCGCAGCGTCTTTGGCTTTGCCGATAATACCAGCATCACCGCCGAAATGATCCAGTCTGCCTGGAAAGCCAAGGTCCGAACAGCACACGGCGATGACCTAAAACAAATCAACATGGCCCGCGATCAGGGCAAGGTTGTGTATATGCGCGGGTTGATGAACGACGACGGCCAGATCGCGGGATCTGGCTATATGAGAGCGGATGGATGAAGACCGCTGCCCTTCCAGATTGGCCCAGAATGCTCCGCGCAGAATTAGCGGCGGCATACTGTGGCGTTTCTGAAGGGACATTTAGAAATATGGTCAGCGAAGGAATTTACCCGTCACCGGCTCTCAAGCGGCCCGGAATCGTCGCCTGGGATCGGATCGCGATCGACAAATGTATTGACCGGATGGCAAGCGGCACTAAAGGTGTGGAGGGTTGGTAACAATGTCTGAAACCGAACACATGAAAATTGAATTCAAATATATCTTGGTTCAAAAGCTTCCGAGCGGCAACTTCCGCTATCGCTTTCGCCGCGGCGGTAAACTGGTGACTCTACCGAGCGATCCAACCTCGAAAGAATTCATTGACCAGTATCATTTTTTACGTTTCGGCACACCAGTCCCCGATGCACGGCCGACAGCGCCCTCGGGGACATTGCTCTGGCTCGTTCTGGAATACGAAAGATACATGGAGGATCAGGTTGCATCCGAAGCTATGTCGCCCCTGACGATGAAACAACGCCGTAATTTACTTTTGCGGCTCGCAAACCAATATCCCAAAAAGGCGGCATTTGAAATGCCACCGCAAAAAGTGCGCGAAATTATGCACGAGATGTCTAAAACCCCCGGTGCTGCCAACAATATGCTGAAATCCTTGCGCGCCATGTATCGCTGGGCGATCGCGGCCGGAATGACGGATTTCGATCCAACGCGCGATATAGCCAAGATACGGGTCGAAACGGACGGCTTTACCGCCTGGACAGTCGAAGATCTGCGCACCTTCGTGAGTTCACACCCTGCCGGCACACAAGCCCATCTCGCCTTGATGTTGCTGGTTTTCACAGCTTGCCGTCGATCCGACCTCGTTAGGCTAGGACGCCAGCACATCAAGAATATAAATGGAGTCCCTTGCATATCATTCACGCAAGCGAAAGGCGGAAACAAAGAACGCCAGCGCGTGACTATCCCGATTCTTCCACCTCTCGCCGAAGCTATCAATACACCGGCCGCCGGTGAAATGACATTTCTTATCAGCGCCCGGGGAAGGCCATTCGCGGTTGCTGGCTTCGGGGCCAAATTCAAGAAATGGACGACGGCCGCCGGAATCGGGCATTTGTCCGCCCACGGGATCCGCAAAGCCGCCGGTGCGCTCCTCGCCGAGGCGGGATGTACCGAATATGAAATCATGGCAATTCACGGACACGCAGACGCTAAAACCAGTGCCATTTATACCAAGACGGCAGACCGGATTTTGCTTGCAAAAAACGCGATGGAAAAGTTCGCGCAGGTGCAGTTTTGAGTCCAAAGTGAGCCACGCAGTATTATGTGGCTCACTTTTTTGAAATTACTCAATATAAACAATGCTGTTTTTTATGTCTGGTAGGCCCGGTAGGGCGATAAAAAGCACGATATTATCCAATATAAACAATACTCGTGTGAGCCACCACCACCGAGTTTTATCGCCAATAAAATCAATAGCTTACAGCGTAAGTGAGCCACGCCCTCGAGGCGCTCGTGGGCGGCATCAAGGATTGGTTCCAACCGGGACAGGCTGAAACGCGGGCCGCTTGCCGGGGCAACGCCGAACACGTCTTCGATCCGCCCGCCGAAAGCCAGGCGCTGAAGGTAAAGAAAGCGCGCAGCGCGTTCCAGATCGGTGAGGTGGCGAGGATTTTGGGCTCGCAGGCGTTCATACTCGCGCCGAGATGTGATCTGGAACCGCATCACCTCCATCAATTGCACGTAGTGCCGCTGGAGGATCCGGAACAGATTGACGATCTCGCCATTGAGATCATTGGCAACCTCGAGGCGCGGGCGAAAACCGCGACGCAGAAACACTCCACCCATACCGACGAACGGCTCGACGTAGGATTTATGCGGGATCACGTTGATTTTTTTTGGCAATCGGTGTGGCTTATGTGAAGCTTGGCCACGCGGCCACGGCTGTTGACGCAGCTCTGCCCCCGCTTAATCGCGGAGGTAACTGGTAATCGAGGTCGCGGTTATTTCGCGGCTGGCTTTGAGAATCGCGGCTGCCATCCCGATCAGTTGGTCCTTATTCATGTCGATGCGCGCAACCTGAACACCGCCCCGGTAAACACTGATCCCGGCTCGATCGACATGGTAATGGGTTGGCGGGTTTATCCCGCCTGCCCTTTGTAGGCGCCGGTTAAACACCCGCCGCAACACATACCCGCGTGCGATCGAGATCACCGTGAAGGCCAGTGACATATATACCGACTGGCCAACAGAGGCCGCGACGCCAAGGGCCGGCAGAATGGTTAGCGTTGCCACAAGGCTGATGCAAAAGCCAATCGCAGTGTTGACGGCGACCTCGAGCAGGCTGACAAAACGGGATTGCATCAGCGCGACTCAGGACTCCTTTTTCCAATCCTCGATCGCGGGGTTTTCGCCCACGCCGGGATCGGGGTCCGTATCGTCGGCGGCGACGTTCGGGCTATCGGGGCGCAGCGCACGGATTGCCTCGACATTTCCGACCACCTGGCGCACCAGGGCCGGATCCGCGAACTTGGCATCGCGATTGTATTTCAGTTCGCGCGCGCCAAAGTAAAACGTGACGATCGCACCGAACAGCCACCACAATTGATCCGGAACCAGCGCCAGCCCCTGCATCCGCTCGCCAAAGCCGGATGGATCCTTCATGGCATAGACCATCAGCCAGATCGTGCCATAGGCCATCAGGGGCCGCGGAAGGCGGTTCAGGCCATCTACCAGCCCGTTGAACCAGCCACGGCGCTCTGGTGCGGCAAATTCGGCCGCATATTGGCCCTGAACAGCCACGGCATAGTCGGAACTGCGCTGCGCGCTGGCCTCGGCGTTCGGGCGAAACACCTCGACGGTTTGGGCGATTGCATTGCGCCCGCCGCCGAGGCCAAACAGGCTGCCGAAAAAATCCATTATCCCCATGCTGCAACCCTTTCGCGATGTTGGGTCTCGGTCAGATCATATTGCGGGCTGATAAATTCCTCGGCCCGCGTGATCCAGCCGCCCTTGCCGCCATCGAGGCGGCGCGCATATTTGCGCGAGGCGGGGCGGCGATCTGCCAGACTGTAATAGTAATTGCGCCGCGCGATCCCGTAGGCGTCGACCAGATAGGAGCCGGCCTTGTCATAAATCCGCTGGACCGCCGCCGCTGTTTTCGGGCCAAGCGCCCCGTCGGCTGTGACCTGCTCGCCAAATTGCACCAGAACACGCTGCAGGATCTTGACCGCATTGCCGCCGGCGTTGACATACATATCGAACACGCTTGGCTGCAGGGCGGGCGGCAACAGGTCGATCCGCGGGCGCGCGAAATAATGGGCCTTGAATATGTGGACAGCCTGTTCGACCGTCAGGCGGCGCACGTCGGCCGCATCGATGTCGCCATCGTGATCGAGGTCGAGGCCAAGCCCGCGCATCGTGCCCAGCGTCACCCCGTAATTCGTCGGGCCGCCAGGATCGGCCGGGTCATTCACATAGCCACCTTCGCGCAGGACAATCTCGCGGGCCAGCTGGTCGACAGATTTCATGGCGTGCCTCCGAATAGTATTCCGCTGGCGACCCATAGGACCACCAGAACAATTACCATCACCCACAGGCGCAATTCGCGGAGGGCGATAGATTTTATCTGAATGCTAAGTTTGCTCATCATCCGCCTCCGCGACCTGCTCATCATCCGACACTACAACCTGACTTCGGCGCATGTTGATGACATCGAGGACAAAGCCGGAAATCGAAATCCCGCCCAGCCCGATCAGAAATGATCCCAGCCCGTCCGCACTGCCATCGATCGCAATCTTGCCTACAATGGGTTCCAGCAACGGCTCGGCCAGCGGGCCGATGTAGACAGCGCATAAGCACCCAACCGCCAGATTGATGACCCCGTCCGGCCAGAACTTGCCGCGCAGTGTCAGCCAGCGCACGATTCCGCCGGCCGCGCCCGCCAGCGCAGCCTTGCCAGCATCGGAAAGCAGCCATTCGATCAGTGTGTTGTTTTGTCCCATGCCGCTCTCATTTCAATCTCAGGTTATTAAAGGCATCCATCCAGACGGTTGGGGCGGCGGCCGCGAACGCCGTCGCCGTGAATGTCGGGTCCAGCTTCTGGGCGAGCGGTTCAAGCGCGGTTACCATGTCGATCACGCCCTGAAGGTCGAATTCATCACCGGCCAACATTCCCTCGGCTTCATCAAATTTGGCGTTGTTTGACTTGACGATCTTGTCCAGCAATGCCTTTGCACCAACCCGGTTGCGGAAAAACACGAACTGTTTTTTGTTCAAAGCTATCTCGAACGGATTGGTCGGGGCGGGAGCGACCGGTGGTGCAACAAACCCGCCAGCCCCGTTGTCAATCATACCGGGGGTGAAGTCACCCTCGATAATGGTTCCGGTTTCATTCGGGTATTTCTCGCGCATTTCCTTGAGGTTTTTCACATCATCCCAAGTCTGAACGACTGCACCATTCTCGATTTTGCAGATACCCATTATGCCACCTTCCAGAATTTAATCGTGGTGTTGTTATGCGTTTGCCCGTCGCTAACGCCCGACCCCTGATCGCAGTTTGTATAATCCGAATATCCGCGCAGGGTGACCGTCGAGGTCACGCCAATAGTGAAATATGCAGAGCCTTTTAACATTATAGCGGAATACGGCCCGCAATATGCGGAGGCCGAAGCCCCCAGAGCAGCCGCTCCCGTCACATCATACAGGCTCGTGCTTGCCATTGCCTTTGAGGATTTGCCGGTACGGTCACAGGTCGCCTCCCATTCAGCAAAGTAGGTTCCGGCGGCAAGGTTGGTAAACTGGTTTGCGCTTAGCACGATCCCGAGATTATTGATGCTTGTTGCGTTGAATGTCAGGTTGGCCAAAGCTGAAGGCCACGCGGCGACAGCACCTACCCCGAAAGTCTGATAGTGGAACATTCCATCAGGCGCGCCGCGCAGGGCTATTTGTGGCGCAATCATTGCTAATACATTCGCCGCATCTGGGTATTTATCCGCCGCGCCCGCCAATGCCTCGGCCAGTGTGGCTTTTTCGATAATACCGGGAACGATTTCGCTGGCAGCCGGAAGCGTCATAAATTCCGCCGCAGTCTCTCCGGCATTCACGCGGATATATTGCAGCGAATGGCCGGTCAGCGGCGGCAACGATCCACCGAGCGCGGCAGCGAGAGCTTCGCCTGCTTTGACTTCGCAGAAATCGCCAACCGACCCCACCTGCGTTGTCCATGTAGGTAGCGCGGCAGCCCATGCCGTCGCGTCGATGTCAAACTGTGTTCCGCCCGTCGCGCGGTCCGGCGCGGTTGGCAAAGGTGTGATAACAGGTGCGGCCATTAGACAAGTCCCCTTACTTCAATGAGCACATGCGACCAGTTTTCCTGATCCAACACGTGGCTGTAGCTGCTGTAAAATCCATAAATCATCAGCCCGTATTCCAGACGGTCGTCTCCGATCCAGACGGCTGGCGTTGCACGGTAGGCTTCCAGAATACGCTGGATCTGGCGGGCTTTGCGCGCATCGACCCCGATCGGAAAAGTGGCAAGTCGCGCATTGCGCCGTTTGACGATGATGGCGTTGCCATAAACATCAAGATCCTTGCGACTGAAATCCAGAATGCCGATCTCCGCCCCCCAGTGGGTGACCCCAAAATTTGATGCGCTCCCCAGAATAATCTGGCCAATTGCGACTGTGCCGGGTCCGGTCACCTCAATCAGATATTCGGTTCCGGCCCCTAGATAGGGCAGATCCAGAAAAAGCGCCTCGACCTCGCGCACAACGCCGGAAAACAGCCAGCCGTACCACCCATCTATCTCGTCGACGTTGATCAGGTTTTTTTGGAATACATAGCTTTGTGCGCCGAGCGTGACGGTAACGGTAATAAAATCCGCCGCCAGACCGAAAAATGCTATCCCGGAAATCGCGGCCGCCGGCTGGATGGTATAGCTGATCGCCGCGGCATTGGTAACGGGGTCCGAAATCAACTGGTCGAAAGCCTTCCAGCGGTTTGTTGCGCCAATCCGCGTCCAGTTGGTGCCGGAATCGTTATCGGGGTCTATCCCGGTGTTTCCCGTCGCACAAATATACTGGCTATGGGTCACCAGTGAAATCACCGGATCATTGGCAACATAGGCGGTGGCGATATCCCACACCGGGGCGTCGGCTTCCAGAACCGAACTGGACACAAGTGTCGCATCGGTGATGGTGATAGGGGCAATCATTTTCATGGAGCGCGAACCTCCGGCATTCCGTCGCCATCCCATTTTTGGAACATCGAAAGCAGCTGTGAAAGTTTGTATACCGACGCCATTGTCGCACTGGCCGTCTGGCCTTGCAGCGCATTTGCTTTTTCGGTGACCGCAATGATCTCGCCCAGATTGATAACCCCGCTACCGGTCGGCAATGTGCTGATCGTGGCCCCGCGATTAAGCGCCGCCATCGCCAGATTCATCTGTTCGCGGGTTTTAAAAATATCCTCGCCAAAGGCTGTCGCCAGCGACTTGCCGGCATCGGTGATCGCCCCGAACACACTGGTGAATACCGGGGCAACCTTCAGCAACTCCGAATAGGTGCTGCGGCCAGCCTTGGTTGTCAGATCCAGCCCCTCGACAATATCGCGGAACTGTTTGGCTGTATTAGGCATCTGGATGTGAAGCTTGGAAAAGGTCGAGGATAGCGATTCCATGGCTTTGGCGCGTTTTTCGGAATCGGTGAAAAAATTCTCGAAATAGAACTGGGTCTGTTTGCCAAATTCCTCGATGCCGCCAGCAGCTTTTTTCAGCTCGGCGGCGGCTTTCTTACCCACCCGGCCGGTATCCAGTAGCCCCACACCCGTCAGCTGAAGACCTTGCTGGATCTTCGCAAAATCCGCTTTTGAAATTGGCGGTTTGCTACTGAACAGCGAAAACAGTGCCAAGCCGATCCCGATGATCGGCAGGGCCGCCCCGATCGCTGCACCGATACCTGCAATGCCGCCGGTTGCCAGCCCCGCAGAAATACCGGATCCAATTGCGCCAACCCCGCCGGATATTGCCCCGCCAATACCCCCCGCCGCAAAGCCGCCGGAAATACCGGCCCCAACACCGCCCAGCCCGCCGAGGATACCGGTTCCCGCAACAGCAGCTGATGTTCCGGTTGCGGCCGTTCCGAAAGATCCTACCAGCCCGCCGAGCAGTCCGGCGCCAGCCCCGCTGCTCGTGGCGGCGCTTGCCACACTGCCGGTGACCGACCCGCCGGGACCCAGCGATACCATAATCTTGTTTTTCAGCGCCATCGAGGCGAGATCGCCGAGCATGCGCGCAAACGATCCGACAACACTCGAAACAAATCCTTTGAAATCCTTGAACCCCCGCGAAACAAGATCACCAAACGCGCGGCCAACATCCTCGATCGCGCCGGTGACGGACCCTTTCATCGCATCGGCATAGTCCTGTGCCGCTGTCTCGGCTTCCGTCATCGCCGCTGTCGAACCTGCCGTTGCGGTGCTTAGTCTGTCGCTCAAGGCAATAGGTGCGACCATCGAGTCACCAAGGGTAACCATTCCACCAGATTCGGCCGCAATAGCGGCTTGCAGCTTAACAATGTTCTCGTCGGTCTGACTAAGCTGCGACTGCAACTCTTTCGGCAGTTTTAGTAGATTGTCACGCGCCACCAACAAATCGGCAAGGGCTTGCTGTGTTTGCTCGAAGGCCGAAGCGCGGCTTGATACAGCCGCATCAATTGCCGGAAATCCCTGTGCATTCAGCTGACTGCCAAGATCACCAATCTGTTTTGTCATGGACGCATAATCATCGGAATTCAGTGCCAGCGCCCGGCGTTCGGCAATAATTGCCTTGACGTTTTCATTGCGTGCGATTGCTTCCGCCAGCTTCTTTTTGGCGGCGTCCACCGACATTGTTGTATTGGTGCCAAGCGCCGTCGACAGCAGCCCCGACTGGGTGATTTCATCACCCATGGCCAGAACCAGATTGTCGGTGGCAACCTGCAAATCGGATTGCGGGCCGAAAAATCCGCTGATAGATTTACGCAGGTTCCCCAACCCGATCGCCAAACCGGTAATCAGTCTGGCAACACTCTCCAGTACCGGCGCCAGAAATGCGGCCAGCTGGTTGCCAAAACCCTTGGCTGCCAGTCCGATCGCCGACATGGCATCATTGGCACGCTCGATGGCGGCAGCGTCAACCTCGGAAACCGCAACACCGAAGGCGTCAACCTCGCTGGTTGCCTGCGCGATGGTTTTCGGATCGATACGGCTTATTGCGATCGAACCCTCTTCTCCGAACAGCTTTGCCGCTACGGCGGCACGACCGGCTGCCGGTACCAGATCGGTAATCGCCTTGTTGATCGTTGCGATCCGCTTGTCGAGTGGCAGCGCAATCAATTCTTCAGCCGATAGGCCGAGCATTTTCAACATTGCGACAGCCGGTCCGCCCCCAAGCGATGCCTCGCTCAAACGCCGCTGCAGATCCTTGGAGGCCTGCTCGATCCCCGACATCGAAACACCGGCCAGCTCGCCCGCCCGCGCCATAACCTGCACCGATTTTGTGGTGGTCAGCAGTGACTTCGCCAGCTTGGTCTGCTCGTCGATCACCCCAAGGCTTTCCTTGGTCAAAACCGCCAGACCGGTGACGGCCGCGGCGGCAACGGCAGCCATGGCGATTCCGGCGCTTTTTGCAAACTTCGACAGGCCAGCATTGGATTTTCGCAGGCCATTCTGGAACTCGACCGCGTCGAGCCCCAGATTGACGCGCAGGGTGCCGATTACTGAACTCATTTGCCACTCTCCGCTTTCACTGCCGCATTCCACATATGTGCGATCTGCATCATTTCTTCGGGTGTTTGCCGGCGGGGTTTCCGGCCGATAAACTTGTCAAGTGTGGGGAACTTCTTGGTCAACGGCAGCGCCGCGATATGCCATGCCAGCCAGCGTTGATGATCACGCTCGTTTTCGATCCGGGCGCGGGCCCCGTCCATATGCGCCCGGTATTCATGAAACGTGAGTTGCCAAAATCCCGAAGGCGGAAATCCGGCAGCACAGTAGTTTTCAAGCAGCTTCAGCCAGTCGGGGCCTTGCTGCTTTTGACGTTTCCCGCAGGCGCGCCTTTTTCATCACCACCGAACATGCCGCTGCGCGTGAACAGCTCGCCAACGACGGTACCGAAGCCGGATCCCAGCTCCTGCGCTAGTTCCCCGGCTTGCAGAATATCGGCATCCGGCATTGCCTTCTGCATTGCCGCCCACAAAACCGCACGCATCGTTTTAAAATGCATCTTGCCGGTTTTCCCCGCCTCATCGAGGCCTTCGGCGATCGTGACAATATCGGTGTCACAGACCTCCTCGAGCGCGCAGATCGCATTGAAGTCGAGCACAAGATTGACGGTTTTGCCGCCAAACTTGACCCCGACTTCGCCTTTTTTCGCATTAGCCATTCAGATTTCCCCAAGAAGGTTCAGGAATCGCCTAGGCGATTGTGATGCTACCGGTGACCCGCACCGTGATTGTTGCGGTCATTTTGTCGTCAATCGGAGCGGAGGGCTCGAAACCCTTGATGAACCCCGAAAACGTCCACGTGACAAGATTGGGCCACGTGATTTTCATGGACCGGACAGCACCGGAGGTTTTCAGTGCCTGCAAAATCACATCGGTTGCATCGCCTGGCACCCAGTTGATCCCGATGCTCATTTCGCCCGGGTCAACCATACCCTGAATAAATTCGCGGGTTTTATTCGGCGAGGCCATATGTGTCACATCGACATCAGATGTCTGCTGGTTTGGCGGCGAAATCTCGAAGATTTCTGCAATCGTGTCAAAAGTGCCGAGGCCGTCATCAATAGCAAAAAAGCTGTTGTAGCCAAGAATAGCGTTGCTCATTTTCAAATCTCCCTGTGATGGATAAGCAAGTCAATCGAGACGCGGAACAACCGCTCCGCGTCATTGGTTCCAGCCTCACGCTGGTCACGCCGTCCGTCGAGAAAGACGGCTGCGAATTCTGTGGTTCCCTGTTGGCCCTTAAACCCGTCCATTTTCTGGACCAGCGCCCGGGCTGTCATTTCGGTATCGCCATAAGTGGCCCCGAATATATCCGCCTGAACGCGGGTCATCTTCTGGGCTTCCGGTCCGGACATGGTGTAGCGGTTTCGCCGGCTGACAATATTCAGCACAATTGCCGGCGCTATGCTGCCCTGCGGACGTTCCAGCCAATAGATACGTGTCCCGCACTTCGCCGCGATTGCAGTATCGGCGAGCAATAGGGCGACCAGATTTTCCTGCATTATCTTACCTTTTTGCCCCACCGGCGGCTTTGGCGCGGATCCGGCTGGCTGTGGCGGCAATTTCGGCGCGCAGCGTTTCCTTGATTATTCCCGCCGCAACCGGGGCTTTGGTATCAAACGCCGGGCGCATAAACGGATCCGGCGTCATCTTGCCCACGCTCTTGCCGGTCGATTTTTGAACCCGCTCACCCGTTCCAAATTCAACGGCATAGGCGATGCGATCTTTCGCAACGACAAAAGCCTCGGCTGTGGCATCATTTGGATTTGCAGCCCGTGCGGAACGCATGGCGCCAACGGCCTCGCCTTTTGAACCACCGCCGCGCATCACATCATAAAACGCGGTCTTGCCGGCATCATGGCCGCGCGGAGCCTTGGTTGTGACCTTGATCGACTTTTCCAGATCGCCCTCTAGAAACGGGGCATAGGCTTTTGCCGTCGCGCGGATCGGCGCGGCGGCTTTGACCAGTGTCCGGCGCAAGACGGCTTTTCCAGTCGCCTTGCTAAATTGCGCGAGCGATAGCTCCAGCTCTTTCAGGCCGGTAACCTTGACCGTTGTTTTGCTCATTCTGCCCTCGCCGAGGCTGTAAACTCGATACCTTCATGACGGCCGATTTCCTTGCAGCCGCTGATATCGAAAATCTGCCCGTTATAATTGATGCGATCTTTGGGAGTGACGGCCGCAAGGATGCTCGTCCAGCGGACCCTGAACCGGTGCGTGACCGTCGCGCCTACCTCGCCCGCGCGCCAGCGTTCGCCATCCGAAATCGGGTATACCGTCGCCCGTACAGACTGCAATGCCGTCCATGTCGCGACCTGCTCGTTAAAAGCATTCACCACATTTGCCGCCCGCTCGATCGTGATACGACGGTCAAGTTTTCCGGCTTTCATAATACCCTCAACCTATCACATTTTTATAGGGGCTGATCAGCGCCTCAAACCCGAGCGGCACCTGCAGACCGGCATCGGCATTATCCACCGCGGCGCGATTTTCGTACCAATGCCCGACCAGCATATATACGGCGTGCTTGATGCTCGCGGGAACCTTGGCCGCACTTTCCCACCCGGCGACACAGGTCAACATCAGTGCTTCGGTATCGGCGGGAAGGTCGGAAATCGCATAGGCAGTGCGACCGCAAATCTTCAGGGTTGGCCCGATGACCTCGGTCCACACCCCGGTTGCACCCAGGTATTCAAATTTGAAATCGCGACAATCCGGAAAAGGCAGATATATCGTGTCTGGCGCATCAAACAGCGGAAATGCCCATTTCTGGGGCAAAAGACACCGCCCCAGTCGACCTCCATAACCGTCAAGATAGGCCATCGCCGCCAGCTGATAGCCGGTGATTAATGCCGCATCTTCCGCATTTCCGACCAAATGCGGCAAAAGATCGGCTGTTTCGACCAGATTCCCGACCGGTGGTGTCACGATGAACGGGCGCATTATGCGTCAGCCGCTCCATCCGGATCGGTCACGCTGCCAGGACCCGCTGCGCCCTCGGTAGTATCCGCGGCAGCCGGTTCATCGGCAGCGGTGAAACCTGCCTTGTTTTCGGGGGCGCGGCCGGCGTTTTTATCGCCATCAACCTTTTTCTTTCCGGCTTTGCCGCCCATCTTCTCGAGCGCCTCGCCGATTTCAAGCGCCTCGCCGGTCAGCTCCTCGCCAACGGCGAAAACGCGCGGATAGACATCGCCATCAAGACAAGCCTTGAAGGAGGTTGCGACGATTCCGGATTTAGCCACTTCGGCTATAACTTTTGCCATCTCTATAATCCTTTCCAAAGAAAAACCCCGCGACACCGCCGCGAGGGTTGGGTTCGATTCGACCCGTCAGGCTTACGCCCCAGCGACCTTCAGGAATTTGATTGCGTCGTCGTTTGTCGGCGCACCGTCCAGACGTTTCCGGATATGCCACTTCACAAATCCGGGTTTGGTAATCTCGTCTTTGGTGACACGCAGGCCGTGGCGATTCACGAGCGTATACCCGCGTTTGTAATCACCGAACGCGATCGGATGGGCGTTGGCCGCAAAATCGGGCATCGATTCAACCGCGTTTACCGCATACCCTTCCAGCAAAGGCGGCTGGCCGGCCTGCTGGTTATCCGTCCAGAGCGGGCGGCCATTGCCATCCTTCAATACGCGAACCTTGGCCGTGGTCAGCGAATTCATCAGGAAGCTGGCATTTGCGCGGTACATCGCCTTCGGCGCATAGATCAGATCAATGATGTTTTTGTGGGCATCGGCCCCGAAATCACCCGCAGCACCCGTTGGCAGATACTGATAGATACCGTCAGTCCGCGCGCCATCGGCTGTTACAAGAGGGGCCGTTCCGAGCATGCCCAGCGGTTTTTTGAGGCCATCTCCGGCGATGATTGCAAAATCCTTACCGTTTGCAAACGCCGTCAGCGCTGAATTCAAAAGCCAGGTTTCGACATTGAAGAAAATGTCGCCCATGGATTCCTCGGAAGCCTCGGGATAGGCGTAGAGGGTGCCGCCAACCGGATCAACCGGATAGATGCCGGGTGTGGCAGTCCCGGCGCGGGCATCGCTCTCGCCGACCCAGCCAAATCCCATGCCGCCTTTGTCAACCAGAATGCTGTAGTTGGCACTGCCGACTTCGACGGTATCAACCAGATTTTCCATGACGGATTCGTCCGGAACCTTGCTGTCGATCATCGCCGAAATCAATGTTGGTACCGCAAAGCCGCCAGAACCTGGAACAGCAACCGTTACCGCCTTGGCCTCGGCGTCGCGCAGGTTTTGTACTGCGTTGTGGTCATCACGTTTACGCAGATAGGTGATGAAGGCTTCTTTATGCGCCACATCTTCCGCGTTTGGTTCATTAACATCGGCGGAGCCGCGCCGGCCAGCCTTGAGCGAGGCCTCTTCCGCCAGCTTGTTCGCGGCCGCAATACCGGCCTTGAACTCGGCTTCGGCGGCGGCGCGGGCCTTGGCCCCGTCAGCGACAGCCGTTTCGAGTTTTTTATACTCGTCTTTGCTGATGTAATCCTCGCCGAGTTTTTCAAATTTCTGCTGAAGCTCGTGTGTGAGCTTCCCATCAGCCTTGATCAGATCTTCGAGCTCTTTTAGTTCTACGGGCATGACTTATCCTTTCAGGATCTGTTGTTTGGTTTTGACGTTTGCCTGAATGGCAGCCGCCAACGCATCGATGTCATCACTGCCCGATTCACTCAGGGCCTGCACACCTTTCCAGCCGTCGCGCATTAGTGCCTCGACAACCCGGCGCGACATCTTGGAATCCCTCACAAGCTGTCGGGTAAATTCGCGCTGCGACATGTTTGCAGCCTTGACCGCATCCACCGTCGCCGCGGTATTCATCGGGAATGTCACCAAGGACACCTCCCACAATTCTGCTTTTTCAATGATACGCACAAAGCGGCCGTCAATCTTTGTATCGCGCGACTTAAGGGTGCGATATCCGATCGACAATCCGTCAATAGCACCGGCCTTCAAAAGGGCCAATGCCTCGCGCGCTGCAGCGACCTCGACCAGTAGACTACCCTGGACACGCAGGCCCTTTTCGTCCTCGGTCACGCTATCCCAAACACCGATCGGTTGATTTGGGTCATGCTGCCACAGCATCTTGATTTTGTGGCCGTCGTTCAGGCTGTCTTTAAAGGCACCCGCCTCGACAATGTCGTATCCCTGGTCAACATTACCAAAAATCGAACCATATCCCTCGATCAAACCCTTCTTGCCTGCCTTGAATTCCGAACTTGCCAAACCTTCAGCAACCTCAAAACCCCGTTTGTGCTCCACTAAGCGCAGGTCCATGTTATGATTAAGCATTGTGATTAGCGTCCTTTTGGGCGGCACTAGGATTTGGGTTTGTTAACAGCGGGTGTGCAGGATTGATGCTCAACCCTTCAGTAGGAAGATCCTCAAGCTGGGCTACGCCCATCGGGGAAAGCACCGCCATCGTGCGCAGTTTTAACAGGAACTCGGCCCGCTCTTGCGGGGATCCACGCAGCAACCCCTTCAGGTCGATATCGCAGTAAAAACCTTTTGCTACACGATCGCGCAGCACATCCTTGTCAAACGACTGGCAAAACCGCTTCACCCAGGGCTGGATGCAGTCCGTCACATGGGCAATATTCCATTGATAGGCGCTGGCATAACTCTGGCTGCTCATGTCGTGCATCAGACGCGCCGGTTGCACACGAAAGGCGCTGGCAATTTCCTGAACGATCCCCGATTTAGTGTCCTTTATCTGCAATTCATCCGGGGTCAGGCTGATCCGGTGAAACTTCAGATCGGCCATATCGAGCGGCATCAACCCGCCTTCGGAATTTGGTCCGAAATAGGTTTTCAGGCGCGATATCAACGTGGCCGCTTTATCCGCCGAATCCAGACTACCGGTACTGATGATCCCGTTTGGACGTCCACTTTTGCGGGCTAGCGAATTCATCAGCTTGTCGATCGCAATAGCCAGGCCAATCGCCTGTCGCGTCTGCGTCGTGATGTTCAAGCCAAGTTGCGGACCCTTCAAAATAAACAGGTCCTGACGATCGACCCGTGTAAAACCTGCCTCGTTACTGAATTTAATGCTCCAGATCCCGCGCTCTTTACGCCAGTTCTCGGCCGGAATCGGTGTAATTTCACGGGCAGACCCCGCAACGCGGTTCAGGTAGGCAACCCCGACGCCATGAAACGCGGCCGACGCAACAATGGCCTCGATCCATTCCATCGCCGTATAGCCGTCGCTATCTTCCAGAACCGGCGCGCCGACGCTGCTAAGCATCGCATGTTCAGGTTCGCCGTTTGCGGTTGTATCGCCGTTGTCGGTTCTGACTTTCAATTTTGCCGGAAGCTTGGCAACATCTTCCGAGATTACGCGAATGGCGGCAAAAACCGCGGCAACCCCGAGAGCTTGCGCCGGCGAAACTCTAAAGCCGCCAATCGTGCCACCAAGACCGTAGTCCAGCGCATCAAAAATCCGCGCCTGCTCCGATTTTTTCTGAAACGGCCACATCAAACTAATACCCCGTCCATATCAAGAAGTATTGAGCTGCGGCCGGCCGGTTCCGGATTTCGGGTCATCAGCATCACCGCGTTAAAGGTTGCAATCAACGGATCGATCTTCGATTTTCCAGCTGTCTGTTTTGTAATCAACACCGCATTTCCGCGCTGCTCGGCAATGGCGTTTTCGATGCACCACGCCATCAGTTCCTGCGCCCCGTGGACAAAGGTTCCGTCTTTGAGTTTGCGCTCCAGCCCCCAAATTGCCGGGGATAATCTTGTTCCCTGACCAATCCCGAGCATCATTTCATCCGGTATTTTGCGCCCCGATATTTCGTCAATCAAGGCAGCTACACCGTAGGGATCAAGACCAATGCCGGCCTTCAGCGGTAAAAGATGGCGCTGGTTCAGCGCATCGATGACGTCGGCAACCTCGATAATATCCTGTGTCGGAGTTTCACAAATCACCAGTTGCCCCAGACGCCGGAATTCCTCGAGCTTGACAGCGATATTCTTGCGCCGTGTCAGCACCTCCGGATGAGCCCATGCCTTTGCCCAGTGCATCCAGCGTTTGGTTTTTGCGTGCCGTCCAATAACCGCCAGACCCAGCAGATCGTCGAGGCCACCGCCATCAATTCCGACACAACAAACATCGCAGACGTCCTGGATCAATTCCAGCGTGACCACACTCTTGCCTGCTGCGACCCAGTAATCAGCCCCGAGCCAGCGGTTGGAATGCAGCGCCAACCCGACTTCGACATTCAGATGCTGCGTTGCCCAGGCGGTGATCTCTTCGTCGCCGTCTTCCTTGGCCCTTTGGTATCCGTTGATCAAACGATCGAGCGCGATTGACTTGCCCATGTTCGGTGTGACCATGTACCAGATTTCCGGATCAAGCCATTGCTTGTCGTCACTGGTCTGCACCGCTTCCGGAAACTCATAAAGCACCGGCAGGGTCCGGACCTGTTCCGTAATAATCCCGTCCCGCACCCCGCGCGCATATTGCAACTCGGATTTAAATATTCCGGCCGGCGCATGGTCACTCTGGGTTGTGATCATAAATAGCAGGGCTTCCGGAAATGGCAGCATCCCGCCACGGATCTGGCGAAGAACATCGGCCGCATAGGGAATCCCGCCGAGAACATGAACCTCGTCGATAATTGTGAAGATCGGCTTGACGCCGGTCAAAACTTCCATCCCGAAGGTCCGGATCATCAGCCGGGCTTTGGTGTAACGATCCACAATCGTTTTTTTGTGGTCCTGAATGAGAAACCGTTTTTGCAGATACTTTTCCGGGTCTGCCTCGATGATCCCCTTTGCCTGCTCGAAGGCCGTCTCGGATATTTTCTGGGTTGGCCCGATGATCAGTAGATCCGCGTGGCGGCGCTGGTTTAAAAGCAGAAACGTGATCGCCAGCGCGGCCGCATTGGTTGTTTTGCTGTTTTTCTTCGGCACCAGGCAAAAGACTTCACCAACCATCCGGATATTGGTGCTGGCCTCTGTGGACCCGAACACCGCCCGAACAATATCGCGAAACCATTCGCCGGCAGCATCTTCAAGCGCTGGCGTTCCCGGCACATCCGGTAAATGCAGGTTGTTGTAGATCGCAACGGCTTCCTCGGCCAATTCAAAATCAAGCGGCAAGTCCGCGATCGGAGTTTTACCATCCGCCAGACGATCCGCCCAATCCGGACAGGCAAAATCAAAGGCCATCAGTTAATTGGATCAATGTTGGGCAGAAGGCCACCCCAGCCCGCTGTCGGCTCTTTTGCCGCCTTCGCCAGTATCTCTTTTTTTCCGAGTGGAGCCGCCTCTTTTTCCTTGGTGGGCTTCGATGCTGATCCCGGCATCGGGTCAAGGATATCCCGCAACATGCGGATCGAGGCCGTATGCCCCTCGCGCATTCTTTTAACAAGAATGTCGAGCGCCAGACCTTCCATGAAGATCGCGCCGTTTTCCAGCTCACGGGAAAAATTCTTGCGCAGCGTCTTTTCGTCGATTCCCATATCCTCGGCGATGCGCTTCTGGGTCCAGTTAGCCGCAGCACGAACCGCTACAAAGTCTTGATTTTCCTTGGTTATTTTAAAGCTTGGGCGTCCACGACGGTCGCGGATAGGTGCAAGCGGATTGCCAAACAGGTCGCAGTCTTTCAAATCTGTGGAATTTTCGTTTTTCACAGGAAAAAAATCTCCGAATGGTAGGGCGGTGGGTTTCCGGGGGTTGGGTGGGTTAGAGTTTTACCCGCCCCCCCTTCTCGATCCGTTGCTTGGTGCTGTCGTGGTATTCTTTCGAGACTGCCTGCAGATTTTCGATATCCCAGAACAAGTGCTCGTCGCCGCGATGCGGTTTGATGTGGTCGACTACCGGGCTTATCGGCGAAGGGTATTTGCCAACCAGCATGACGCCGGTCTTGCGGCACATATACCCGTCACGCAGCAAAACCTTTTGCCGAAGCGCGCGCCAACGGGCGGTGTTATACCAAGCCCGCCAAGGCTGGGCCTCATTGCGCTCGACGGATCGCGTGATACCTTCCTGACCGACACGCTCCAGCCGCTGTGTCTGCATCCCGAGGCGCGGCTTGAGGTTTGTCAGGCGACCCATCGCTTCACGTCCCTTAAATTGAAAGACCAGCCCGAAGGCCGGTCCTGTCTGCACCGCGAACAATGCAGGTGATCTGGTTGCCGGGGAAGGACTCGAACCTTCGACCTCGTGGTTATGAGCCACGCGAGCTACCAACTGCTCCACCCGGACATACTGTTTGGTTGATTGATAACAAGAAGGCCCGAGAGGATTTATCGTCCTTCGGGCCCATCTTTGGAATATGCAGAAAGTACGGGTGATTCGCGGACATGGCAAGTATTTTCTAAAACTTGCCATGCGCCGCCGCATCGGCCAGCACCGCCAACCCCATCCGCAACCGTTCCAGATCAACAGCTGTTGCCATACCGTTGCGGCTGAAACCGGCGCGCAGATAGCGCCCCTCGCAACAAACGTGCATCGCCACGTCGCGCGCGTCCCGTGGCAGGCAGCGCCAGATCAGGCTGAACCGTTGCAACGAGGCGATCCTGTCCTCGGTCCCGCAGATCCGCTTTGAGACATCGACCCGATCCTGTGCCAGATCAACCCCGCCACTGCGACCGGTTTCCTCCCATGCCGCGTGTAACGCCAGACCGGCGGCGCATTCCGCCTGGGCAATCGCTCCGCTGCGGTGCATGACCTCGAGCGGATGCAGCGCCCGCATCCGCTTGCGCCCGTTGGCATCGCCCTCGACATCCTCGCAACGCGTCGCCATAGCCGCCCGCGCACCGGGAACCGGTGGATAGGCTTTGGAAACCAGATCGCGGGCGCGCTTTTTCGGCGCCTTCGCCAGCTGGCGCAGGATCGCCTGCCCACCGGTCCGGTTCTGCACTGCAATGTTGAAATGCGTGGGCGTTCCCATGTCGCCCGCAGGAAGGGAGATGGTAGCTGGAGTTACAAGATCGGCGGGTTTTTTGCGGGGTCTGGACATATACTTGTTCCTTTTGGCTGCGCGATTGCTATATTTTGTAGATTCTTCCTGATCGTCGTCTAAATATT